TTGGTGAGGTGGTTCTCGAGTTCTTCAATTTCCTTGACCAGATCGTCTATCGTGGGCTTCGGTGGAGGAAGCAGTTCTTGGTGTCCATGTTCCCGGTGCCAGAGAACCTTGTCCCACAGTGCCTTCATTACCGGCATGTTGGTCTCCCACCACTCGCGATCCCGTTTGATTTCCACGCAGACAAACTCGGCCGGTTTGGGGTAGGTTATTTCAGAAGGCCTATACTGAACAAAGTCACAGACTTCCAGTTCAAGACATTCCATGAGCACCTGTACCTGCGCGAGATACCACACCGGTGGTGTTCCGTCACCTATGGGGCGAGACTTGGGACACTTGATCTCCAATAGTCTGCCGGAGTGGGTGATTCCGTCGGGCGAGCCACCAATCCAGTCGAGGGTGTGGTGTTGCTCCAGACCAATTTCGAAGACCTTTTCATTGTGACGTTCTTCATAAATGATCCTGGCTTCGTCTTCATACTTTTGTCCATGCTTGGTCGCCCAGTCATTGAATGGTTCGCTGACTCCACACTTTTTTAGGATCAACTTTTCAGGAGTTTCATAGGGATTGACGCCTATGGCAGTTCCGGCATCTGACGCGGTGAGCATCGTGCCCCTCATCTTGAACCACGCATCGGAACGTTGTTCAGGATAAGTCTTATTGAAAAACTTTGCTGCTTGAGGGTGCATACTAGTTAGCATAGGGCTCTAATGTTTAAGTGGAGGACTTGGTGGGTTTCTTGGTCTTGCGAGACTTCTTTGGTTCCTGAATAACTTTTTCAACTTCCTCAACTGCGGTGGCGGCAACAGCGAACACTTCTGGGACCGGCTCGGGTTCCGACTTGACCACCACGGGCTCCTCGACGGGCTCGGGGACCTTTGCAGAAAGGATGAGACGAAGTCCCTCGACATCCACGACCTTGTCGAAGTGTTTGGCGAACTCCCTGAAAACTCCATTACCGCGTTTCTCCACGACGACGACGTCCGGACCGAATGATTTCACGTCAGCGATAGACTTTACAGGAAAACCAACGGGAACATCCACTGACACATTGCCGGACTTGCGACCCCATGCACGAACCTCGTGTCCGGTGCACATCTCATTGACTGTCTTGGTGATAGGATTGATAAGGGCAACCTTCATTATTACTTTCTGTGGACATTTTTAATCATGGCATTGGGTCGCTTGGAAGGGACGAGTCTCTTCTCGAGTTTTTCTTCGAGACGCTTTAGGGTGAAGTAGGCACCAGCCTGTTCGGCTTCCTTCTTGGTGGATCCCTTGCCTGTCCCCCACTGATGTCCCTGGACATATACACCAATCCTGAACTTGGTGGTGTCCACATGTTCAAGTTGGCGATACTCGGGAAGATCCCATTTCTGTGCCTGACAGACGCGCATGAGGATGTCCTTGTAGTTGTCGTCGACCATTAGGCGATCAAGGCGGATCAGTTCTGGATTGTCCAGTACGCCCAGGACGAACTTCTTGGCTTCTATCATTCCAAGGTCTAGATAGATTGCACCAATGAACGCCTCGAAGACGTCTTCAAGAATCTTGGGATTGTTGTTCCAACCATTTCTCATACCTTTTTCATCCATTTCGACCCAGTTGTGGAATCCCAGTTTGGCAGACACTTCCGCCAAAGTCTTACCACATACGATCTTTGTTCTCGCACGAGTTAGAAATCCTTCCTGTAGATTCTCGTACCTATCGAACAAGTACTTGGTGACAATAAAGCCCAACACGGAGTCGCCCATAAATTCCAATGTTTCATAGGAACCTTCGACGCCATCGTGTTGAACAGAAGATTTGTGCTTGAAGGCCTTTCGGTACACATCGATGTTTTTGATGTTCGTACCGATTATGGCCTCAACCTCCTGAGCGGATATCATTTTCTAAAAGTAGGGTGCGTTTTTTGTTTAAGCCTTGATGAAGTGCTTGGAGATGTGCTTCTGCAAGGTCATATACGAGAGGGTCTCTCCCTGAGGTGTCTGCAGTAACTTCTTCATCGCATCATCCTGAATAATCTTTCGTCCATCCTCTGGGTGAGACAAGCCCTTGTCCTTGACGTACTGCTTGACAAAGCGGGTCACGTCAGTGCGGGACACCTCGGTGCCCTCGGCGATACCCATAAAGTCGGTCAGGTCCTTGGTGACCTTGCTTGGCTTGTTGAAACCTGTGTTAGCGGAGCGCTCCTTGGCCTTGGAACCGTCAGGGTCATCCTGAACCTTGGCGATCTTGCGGACCAGTTTGGTGAGACTCTTGATCTCCTTGCGCATCTCGGCAATCTCCTTCATCACATCCTCGGTAGACATTGTTTTTCGTACTTACCCTTGGTTTCATTTCTTTAATTTACTTCTCAAGCAGAGATCCACCGACACCACTGAGGATCTTGTAAGACATCGCTTCGCGGACGAGCGCCTGATCGCCGCAGAACCCACCGGGAGTGAGGTCCTTGGTGTAGTAGGCGGCATCCTTGCCTGGGCCGGGCACACAATCCAGAGTGTAAGGCAGCTTGGTGATCTCGTCACCGCTGATCATGGGCTCGACGTCCACCGGCTCTGGGGACAGCTTGTAGCCACTCTTCTTCATTCCCATGAAGCACTTGACGTACATGAGGGCGAGGATGGCAATCACAAGAACAAGGGCGAACTGATTACTGATCATACTTCTTTACTAGAACATTTGATTTTTTTCTGCGTTAAAGACTTGGACATAAGTTTATAGACTGACCTTAAGAGAGCATGGAAGATTTCGAGATTGAGCTCGATAATAATAGTGAGATGATGGTTGACCTGGATGACGACGAACAGGATCTCATGAACGGTGTCGTCCTGGATGCCACCCGACGCAAGCGAACAAACAATCCGAGGATGAATGATGAACCCATCCGTACCCCGGCTTCTTCTTTCATGGCATTTGCCAATCACGGAAAGCAGACGCCTTCGGCGCGTCCTCCACCTCCACAGGAAGAGCCAGAAGATCATGGCGAGGGTTTCGGTGAAGACTATGGAGGTGGCGTTGGACTCGAGGGAGGCTATGAAGAGGACGCACCATCACCTGGTTACAAGTCTATTGATGACGAGAAGGCCGACCTTTTGAATAAGATTACGCGCCTGGAAAAGAAAGGTATTCGTTCCATGGAGAGACTGAATATGCACTCTTCCGTCCACGACATACGCGGTGAGGTCAAGCGGATGTCCTACTCGATCGAGGTGGATCAGTCAGTCAAGATGCAGCGTCGCATGTTGATTGCCTGTGTGACTGGGATTGAGTTTCTGAACAAGCGCTACAATCCACTGGACATTCACCTGGACGGGTGGTCTGAATCGGTGATGGACGGTGTTGACGACTACGACGATGTCTTCGAGGAGTTGTATGTCAAGTACCGCGGCAAGGCAAAGATGGCACCGGAGCTCAAGTTGATGATGATGCTCGGTGGTTCGGCGACAATGTTCCATCTGACCCACTCGATGTTCAAGTCTGCGATGCCTCAGATGAACGACGTGATCAAGCAGAATCCCGATCTCATCAAGAATATGATGTCTGCTATGGCGAATACAGCCAAGAATGCACAAGAGAGGAATGTGGATCCCCGTCCGGCACCACCAATTCAGCGGAGGGAGGTCCAAGGACCCAACATAGACCTTTCGTCGCTCATGTCATCATTCATGAATCCTCAATCCACGACTCGTCGAGACGTGGAAGAGGTCCGTGCTCCAGAAGTTTCACCGAGCGAGGGGGCAATTGAGGATGACATCTCTGACATTGTGAGTGTGAATGGCGATTCTGTCAAGGACGTGGAAGTTTCTGCCCCCAAGAAGAAGAGGGGAAAGAAGGGAAAGACGACTCTTGAACTGTAAATAATTTCCTAGTTGATACTAAATAATGGTAGGCTACTGTTCAATTGACGACGCCTATGGAGGACTCCCTCGGGAAACGGTTAAAGAACCGCCGGCTCCCGAGAAGGTCGCTGACCGAATATTTCCCACCGATCGAGTGGAGTTCTATGAGGTCGAGGGTGTGATGGATTCCGAGTTGGGGTACATGGTGGTTCTCTTCATGGCCGGGATTGCCACGTTGGTCATCAGGGACATTATTCGTTCTTTATCTTGAGAAACTCCTTACCGGTAAGATATCCGTGATAGAATAGTTCCGTTTTCTTCTCGTTATCCATAGAAAAATTAAATGCCTCGCCTTCCTTCATCTTAATGTAGACGGTAGGCTTTTCATAGACCACTCTATTTCTCATAATTGAAGTGATAAAGTGTTGTATGAAATCAACAAATGATCCTATATGTGGTGGTTTTTCGACTGAAGGTTCAGGATCTAATTCGATAGAGACAACTTCTTCCATGTCCTTGCCAATAAAGGGCGTCAGGGGGCACGTCTCAAATGCAGCCGAATCCACATACCGGTGGTCTTTGTACATTACGGACTCGAACAAGAAGGGTATGCTTATGCTCATACAGACCGCGTGAGACACCGACATGTTCGGGTGGGTGTGATGTGAAAAATAACAACTCTTCTGAAGTGTTATGTTGTATGCCGAAACGTAAAAGTCAAGCCCAGACCACTCCTTTAGTTCCTGAAACGTGAAGTCTTCTTTTCCGGCAAGTTCCATACATATCTTTGAAAATACATCTTTCCACCTGGATGCCGGAACAAGACCGTAGTTGTTAAGAAGGGATTTGAGATTAAGACGCATCAGTTGATTGACGTCCACATCCTTGATGATCTTAAACAACCTGATAATGTCCCACTTGGCGACCAAACAACCAAACGCCACGATGGATCCTGCGGATGATCCAGCGACCGCCTCGATATCTTTGATTTTTTCATAATTTTGCATGGCATAGACGGTTCCAAGGATGGCATAGAATCCCATGGCACCTGGTCCAACGACAAGATACTTCATGTCCCTTTTTAGAACTCGAGAGGACTTTGTGAGCGAATAACCGCGAATAAGATCCAATAGAGAAAAGTGTTTCTTATGATCAAGTTTTGGTCTGTGGTCATCCCGCTCAATAGAAAGTACATCCCGGATGCGAGATAAACCTCGTTTGGCCGAACCACGAACTTCATAACTCCACGAAGAATGATTATGTATAGGATACCGAACACAGAGGTCATTCCTAGACGATCTGTTAAATCTGCCATACCCGTCACTGCGGGTGAAAGGAAGGCAAACAGAACCGTTGGAACAATGACCTTTGTACTGGTTACGTCTGGCAGTCGGCCCATATCTATTGACTGCAAACATTTAAAACTAATAATAGTACTCATTTTTACAAAACTCGGAAAACGTGATATCTTCAGGTATCATATGGTCATAACAATGCTGCCTGTAAATTTCCCAGTTATTCCATAGTTCATCACTGTAATAGGCAATCCAGTCTTCATACTCGTACTCATTTGGATCAAAGAAACCCTCGTCATCTTCTTCGAGTTGCGGATCCTCAACTATCTGAGGCTGGGCGATGGGCGTATAATCAAGTAGGCTAGAACTCACCATGTTTGGTTACTGATTACTCTTCGGAGTTCTTCTTTAACTTGAGTTGGAGGGTGGATGTCTCCTTTGGTTCCAATTTCTCCTCGATATCCTTGAGGATCTGTTCAAGACGTTCCTGACCACCCTCAATATAATTTGGTAGTTCATCCATTAGGATTTTCTTAGTGATAACCGGCTTCTTGATTGATGTCTTTTGGGTGACCTTGGTTCCGCCACGGGTCTGGACGTCATCAATCTTCTGAGCCTTCATGTATCCACCGATAAATGTCTTCAAACTTGTCTCGCGGTCCTTTAGCACCTTGATGGCTTTCTGAGCCTCGGTGAGCTGCTTCTTGATCCCCTCTAACTCGGCAATCGCCTCCTTGAATTGATCGCTGATCGGCATTCCTCCAGACAT